CAAAGTCTAGAAGAACGTAGAAAAGAAATCAAAGGCAAAATTAATGAGCCGTATGCAGAATTTGAAAAAGCATATAAAGCGCCTTATAGCAAGTTAAAAGGCTTAATTGATACCTTGAAACAACAGATTGACGGATATGAAGAAAACCAAAAAATCTTGCGCAAAGATACAGTCCGGAATTGGTTCAAAGAAAAAGCTATTGAAGGCAATCTCAATCCGGATATTTTTGAACAATACCTTGATTCATACACAAAAGCCGGTCAGTTTAAAAAAGATAGCTTCCAACTTTTGAAGAAGACAGAAGCAGAACTAGAAACAATCGTCATGAATGAGTTGCAAAAGCAAAATCAGAAAGACCAAGATATTTCGATTATCAGCACACAATGCGCAACTCATGAACTTGGCCCAGCTACTTATATTAGAGCGTACGAAAGTGGGCAAACCCTTGCAGAAGTTCTTGAAAGCATCACAAAAGACGTTGAAAGCGCAAGACTATTCAAAGAACAGCAAGAAACAAGAAAAAAAGCAGAAGAAGAACGCAAAGCGGAAATTGAACGCATTGCAAAAGAACAAGCAGAAGCAAGTATTAAAGCGTATGATGCTGAAACTGGCGAAGTCATTGAAAATGAACCAAAATTAGAACAAAAGAACAATGGTAAATATGTAACAACAATCAGATTTTGGTTTGACTTGGAACAAGCGAAAGACTTCAAAGAATGGCTAGATGCCCATGATATTGATTTTGAAACAGTGGAAGGAATGAAAAAATGTTAAACAATATATCACTCGTTGGAAGACTTACGAAAGACGTAGAGTTAAGATATACTCCGTCAAACGTGGCAGTCGCTACGTTCACCCTCGCAGTCAATCGCACTTTCAAAAATGAAAATGGCGAGCGTGAAGCTGATTTTATAAACTGCGTGATGTGGCGACAACAAGCAGAAAATCTTGCAAATTGGGCTAAAAAAGGCGCATTGATTGGAATTACTGGACGCATTCAGACACGAAGTTACGATAATCAGCAAGGCCAACGGGTTTATGTTACCGAGGTTGTAGCTGAGAGTGTCGCTTTATTAGAGAACCGTAATAAGCAACAAGAACAGGCTCAAGCTCAAACAAGCAACAACTACACAGGAAATAACAACCCATTCAGTCAGCCTGATCCATTCAGTGTCTCTGATGATGATTTGCCATTTTAAAAAATACTAACTTAACAGGAGAAAGAACATGACAAGTAAAATCAATGTGACAGAACATATTGCTATCATCATTGAGAAACAAAAAATAGAGGTTGTTACGACTCTAAACTATGATATGAGCATTAGCTTTGATAACAAAGACGCTGCCCCCACACTAGATGACAATGGTGAACTTTTTGAACCAGTCTACAAGTGCAAAGTTCAGGCAATTCCCAAAAATGATGTATTTTTTACCTCATTAACACGAGTAAAGAGCAACATCAGGACGCTACAAGAGGTTAAGAAATTCTTTGAGTTCATAAATGAAAACAGAGAAAATCTCTTTGAGATGGCAGGGTTTAAGGGGGCTCTTGAATGAAATTGATCCTGAACATTGAGCCTAAGCCTCAATCACGGCCAAGGTTTGCAAGACGTGGGAATTTTACCACGACTTACGAAGATAAGGGTATGAAAGCATGGCGCAATAATTGCCAGTTACTCATTGCTAATCAGTACATGGGTCAGCCAATGCTTGAGGGAGCTTTGAGGGCACGGCTTAGATTTTACATCAAGCCTCCTCAGTATCTCTCTAAGATCAAGAAATATCATCAAGCTCTCATTGATGAGGTCATACCAGTAGACAAAAAGCCTGACATAGATAATTATGAGAAAGCTCTCTATGACAGCATGTCAGGGATTGTCTTTAAAGATGATGGACAGATAGCTTTGCACGATGTAGGCAAATTTTACAGCCTAAATCCTAGGATAGAGATAGAAATTGAGGAGATGAGATGGAATGGCTAACAGATAATATAGACCACCCCATTATATGTATTCTGTTTTTTGTAGTTGGTCTTATTCTAGGTAATATAGAACCACTCAAAAAACAACCTGAAACTAACAAACAACCTATAATCATTTATAAGGTTGATAATGCTGGCTCAGGAATACATGGGAAAATCAGTGATAAAGAAATCATAGAGGGGCGCTATACTGTCACGGTGCCCTCTTATGGAAAATTTTTAGTGACCAAGGAACAATATGAGAGTATCAGAGTAGGTGATGACATGCCTACATATTTGAAATAAAGGAGCAAAAAATGGACTATAAAAAACCATTAACAAAAAACCAGCTTGAGCGTTTTGCTTTTATGTTGAGACAGAAACGACTAGATATGGGTTTGACAATCAGTGACCTGGCATATAAATTAGGTTATTCAGAGTCAAGTATCTCATGCTGGGAGAATAAGAAGAAAAAGCCCAATTTATACAAAGTGGAGGATGTAGCCAGTTTCTTTGGAGTCCCACTAAATATCATGATAGGTGAGGAATAAGGAGATAGAGGAATGACTACACAGGAATTGATTGAAAAAATAAATAAAATCGCTATTGAGACACCTTTCCCAAATTCTAAAATTGTAGACCACTTGGAAGTAATTAAACTGATTGAGCAACTAGAAGAACCGCAGAAAGTCAAAATCCCGCAATTTGTGGCGGATGTAATTGAGGATTTAAGAGAAGATAGTTCAGAACTAGAGCAAGCATTTCAGTCTGCTTGGTGGTATGAAAGCGATGAATTTACAGAATGGTATAAAAAGAAATCAAACAGAAATGTCTTCGGTCTAGCCTGGCTTGGCGGCTACGAGGTTGAGAAAGAAAAGCAGTATCTAGTGAAGTTTAAAGGTCTTAATCGTAGGTATATTATTTTGAAATATGACAAATATGATAAGACTTGGTTTTTAGGTGGAGAACTAGAATTTAATTTTCATAGAACACACCACACCCGCAAAGAACTAGAAGAAGCTGGCTTTGGTGAAGTGTTTAACAGTACATTGTTTGAAGTGGAGGAAGTGGAGTAGATGGCAACATTTGAAATTTTCTTATCTAAAAACGACCTTGAACATATCGCAAACGGACATGATATAAAAATAAAAATTAGTCATGGTAGAGGTTCAAGAATAAATGGAATTATTTTGAAACATGATTTGGTAAATGATACCATGAACCCTTTGATAAATCATAAATATAAACTGATTGACACAGAACAGAAAAATCTTGCTAATAGTTTTATGGGAGGTGCAAGATGACGCCAAAATTTAGAGCGTGGCATAAAGAGCTAGGCAGAATGATGTTAATAGAAATTATGTATTTCTTTTTCTTTGACAACGAGCTTGAAGAGCTTGAATTGAATGATCCAGTTATGAATGATCATATTTCAGTTTATCCTGACGAAATCGAACTCATGCAATCAACAGGCTTTGTTGATGAGGATGACAAAGAGATTTTTGAAGGGGATATATTAAAAGTTAAAATCATGAATGGTCAAAGCTGGTTGGAAACTGTTAGATACAATGATGAAAAAGCCATGTTTGTCTCTAAAGAAGTTAACCGTAAAGTCCCCGAAAGCCCTCTATATGATTTATTTAATACAGATCTCTTTGTGGTTGAAATCATCGGAAACATCTATGAAAATCCAGAACTTTTGGAGGTAAAGGAATGAACCAACTGAAAAAAGATTTTATTTTAGCTATCAATAATTTAAAAATTGATATTATAAACAACTCAGATAAGCTAGACAGCTATGAGATAGGAAATATCAAGAGACATGCAAGGGATTTATATGAGAGTCTTGTATGGTTGCAGTGTATGGCAGAGGAGGCAGGAAAATGAGACCTAAAAAATATCCGTATTCAGGGAGCAAAATAAAGAAAGTGACTACCACAGGAATAGGGGCTAGAGAGCTTGTAGTTTTTCCTAACGTGGCTTTTAGAAAAGACTTGCTCAAGCACGTTTTTTCAGTCGTCAAAGTACATGACAACACTACAATTATTTATTTTAGAGTCCCAAAAGTATTTGGATACGAGGAGGAAAAAGCTAAAGTAACTCTCAGCTATGATAAAACTATAAAAATTTTGAATGGTGTAAACTAAAGGAGAGGTAGAGAGTGAGCAAAGCTAAAGAACTCTTGACAGAGTTACAGAGCTTGGACATGGACATCCAAAGCCGTATAGATGAAATCAATGAGCTTGAGGCTGGGCTACTCTCAAGCCCAAAGTGGACTGATGTAAAAGTCCAAAATGGCCAAGTTAGAAAAATTGATGATGTGTATGCTCAGTTGATTACTATGAAACAAGAGATAGAGCGTGACATCAAAGAAATCATAGACAGAAAGCTAGAGCTAAGCAGGCTAATAAATAAGCTGTCAAATCCAAAGTATAGGACAGTATTAAGGATGACATACATAAATAAGATGTATGTAGATGACATCTGTGACAAGATGGAGATCAGTAGGACTACATTCTATACATGGAGAGGCTTGGCTATTAGTGAGTTAAATGATTTATTAAATCGGACTAAATCGGACTAATAAGGCTAAAAATTGTTAGCACAGTTTTTAAAATCTGATAAAATGATAGTGTCAAATGCTGAAAAGGTTTGATATTATCTCCTTATGTTTTTGAGGCTACGGCCTCTTATGGTAGTGGTAAAGGTTACGGTAAACCTCTAAAATGTTGCTCCTACGGTTTGCCTCTGGTTCAATTCCAGACACTATCTTAATGACTACGAAAATAAAAAACAAATGTAGTATCTATCAGTTTGCAGGGTAGTAGTCGCCTTGCATTAAGTCACTCATTGAGTGGCTTTTTTATTTTTGCCAGAGAGGAGGTAGTCTGGTGAGTGGATAAATTAACCCCAAAACAAGAGCTGTTTGTCCAAGGGATAATCACTGGACTATCTCAAAGACAAGCATATAGACAAGCATATCCATCCGCTATCAAGTGGCGAGATAAAGTAGTTGACAACAAAGCTAGTGAGCTATTGAAAAATGGTGAGGTTTTGGTGAGGTACAGAGAATTATTAAAACAATTCTCAAATATGTCTTTGTGGGCTAGAGAGCAGGCTTTTAATGAGTATGAATGGCTAAAAAATAAAGCTAGAGCAAGCATAGAGATTGAGGGAGTGAGACAAGCTAACTCAACAGCATTCTTGTCAGCGCTAGATGGCATGAACAATATGGCTTTCAGAGATTTAGAGTTAGCTGATAAAAAACTAAGGCTTGAAATCGAAAACCTCAAGGCACAGTTAGGCTCTAATGATGAGGATGATACAGTAATCACTGGATTTACATTTGATAGGAGTGAGTATGATGGTAGTACTAAACCTAGCCAAATTGATTAACCCAGTATTTGATGATGTCCTATACACTGATAAGAGTCATGTAGTGCTCAAAGGTGGCCGTGCCTCTACTAAGTCATCAGTGGTCTCTATTGACCTTGTCAATGACTTTATCAATGACCCTAATGGGAATGTAGTAGTCTTACGCAAAGTAGGAAAATACTTGAGAATGTCAGTATATGAGCAGATTAGATGGGCTATCTATGAGATGGGCTTAGCTAATCAATTCAAGTTTGGGAAATCTCCCTTACAGGTAACTCATATTAAGACAGGAACGGCTTTTTATTTTTATGGGGTTGATGACCCTATGAAACTCAAGTCACAGAAAATAGCTAAAGGCTATGTCATGGCTGTATGGTTTGAGGAATTAGCTGAGTTTGCTGGTCGTGAGGATATTGACATAGTTGAGGATACTTTCATCCGTCAAGAGTTGCCAAACGGTAAAGAGGTTAAAGTCTATTTCACTTATAACCCTCCAAGAAATCCCTATGACTGGATAAATGAGTGGGTGGTTGAAAAAGCTAGCGACCCAACTTACATGATCCATCATAGCACCTACCTTGATGATAGGCTAGGCTTTTTGTCTAGGCAGATGATTGAGAAGATAGAGCGCTATAAAGAGACTGACCCTGACTATTACAGATGGATGTATTTGGGTGAGGTTATCGGTTTAGGTAATCATGTCTATAACATGAGCTATTTTAAACCACTAGAGAGCCTCCCTACTGATGATAAGCTAATAGGCATATCATTTGCTATGGATACTGGACACCAGCAATCAGCAACCACCTGTGGAGCTTATGGACTCACAGCAAAAGGTAAGGTCATATTGCTTGATACTTTCTACTACTCACCAGCTGGAAAAACCATCAAGAAAGCCCCTAGTGAGCTATCTGTGATGGTACATGATTTTATAGATAAGGTCATGAAACAGTACAGAGTACCTAAACTCAAGATGACCATTGATAGTGCAGAGGGAGCTTTGAGAAACCAATATTTCAGAGATTATGGAGAACGCTGGCACCCAGTTGCTAAGAAGAAAAATCAGACTATGATAGACATGGTCATTAGCTTACTAGCTGAGGGGCGTTTTTATTACCTTGATACCCAAAATAACAGGGTATTCATTGAGGAGCATAAGATGTACCGATATGATGACAAGACCATCAACACAGATGACCCTAAAGTCATCAAGGAAGATGACCACACGGTAGATGGTTTCAAGTATTTTGTCCTAGATAATGCTAGAGAGTTAAATCTAAAAGCCTAAAAGGAGCTAGTAATGGGAATAGTCCAAACAATTAAAGATATTTTTAAAAGGAGTAAATATGTGATGACTACTCAAAACCTAACTTACATCACTGATCATCCAAAAATAGCAGTATCATCAGCAGAGTATGACCGTATTAGAGAGAATATTAAGTATTTTTCAGGCCATTATCCTCAAGTAGAGTACAGAGATAGTAATGGGGCTAAAAATAAAAGAGATTTCAACCACCTACCTATTGGCCGTACAGCTGCTAAGAAAATTGCAAGCCTTGTATTTAATGAACAGGCTGAAATTAAAGTAGATAATGAGCAAGCTAATAAGTTTATCCAGCAACAGCTACAAGATGACCGATTTACAAAGAATTTTGAGCGATACCTTGAGAGTTGTTTAGCTCTTGGTGGTCTTGCTATGAGGCCTTATATTGATGATGACCGTGTAAGGGTGTCATTTATTCAAGCGCCTGTCTTTTTGCCATTGCAATCTAACACTCAGGATGTGTCTAGTGCTGCAATCGTGACCAAGACCATCAAAGCTGATGGCAACAAGCAGAGATATTACACACTGATTGAATTTCATGAGTGGTCAAATGATAAATACACAGTATCAAACGAGCTATACAGGTCTGATAATAAGCATGCAGTAGGCTCAAGAGTGCCACTGTCAGAAATTTATGAGGATTTAGAGGAAGTGGTAGAGTTAAATGGCTTGAGTCGTCCACTATTCACTTATCTAAGACCTCCAGGTATGAACAATAAGGACATCAATAGTCCTCTAGGTTTGTCTATCTTTGATAATGCAAAGACTACAATAGACTTTCTTAATACCACCTATGATGAATTTATGTGGGAGGTTAAGATGGGTCAACGTAGGGTGGCAGTG